GCACCATCCCAATGATGGCAGACCACCCACAAACGGCGTATTTAAGATGGAAATTTATCAATGCTAAGACCCAATCAGATAGAAGCTGTTGCCTTTTTGAGCCAAATAGACAAGGGCATGATTCTCGCCCCAGTGGGGGCAGGCAAAACAGCGATAACGCTAACCGCCATGCAGCAAGCGCTCGACACGGGGAGAGTACGCCGGTTCTTAGTGATAGCGCCAAAGCGTGTTTGCACGGACGTGTGGACGATAGAGCCGGCCAAGTGGGCACCAAGTCTTACGATATCTATAGCCGTTGGCTCGTTAGCGCAAAGATTGACAGCATTCGACGCGCCGTCACAGGTAGTGGTGACTAATTACGATACGCTGCAAACGCTTCCACCATTGCCTGACTTTGACGGCGTGGTGTTTGACGAGTTGACTGTTTTAAAGAACCCGTCAGGTAAACGTTTTAAAGCGATGTTTGCTCGCATTAAGGATTTTAAAATTAAATGGGGCCTTACTGGCTCGTTTACCAGCAACGGACTAGAGGACGTGTTTGGGCAATGCAAGATAGTAGACGCGTCGCTTCTTGGAAAATCCAAGACCGCCTTTCTTCAAACGTATTTTGTGCTTCTTAACAAAGACTTTGGTGAATGGGTAGCTAAGTCCACTTCATTGCGTGACGTGATGGCGGAAATTAAGCCTGCAACGTATCTTATCGACACGCAAGAGTATATGGATACTTTGCCTCCGCTTAACGTTGTGCCAGTCAAATGCGCGATGGACATGAAGCAGTACAAAGAGATGAAGAAAGACTTTGTGGTGTATTACGAAGAAAAAGAAATCATAGCGGTTAACGCCGCTGTGGTGGTGAACAAGTTGCAACAAATGGCTAGCGGGTTCTCCTACATTGAAGGGCATCCTGCTGCATGGTTCTCGCGCCACAAGTTTGACCGGCTTGATGAAATACTGGCAGAAAACCAACACGCCAATACGATTATTGTGTACAACTTTCAAGCAGAGCTTGAAGAACTTAAACGCCGATACCCTAACGCGCAAACAATCGATAAGCAAGGCGTTATCTCGTCATGGAACGCTGGGCGAGTGGAATTGCTACTCGTCCACCCTAAGTCAGCAGGGCATGGGCTTAACCTTCAATTTGGCGGCAGTAAAATGGTGTTCTTATCGCTTCCTTGGTCACTTGATAGATATGAGCAGACCATTGGACGATTGCACCGTAGTGGACAAAAGAATGCGGTATATTGCTATGTACTGCTAACAGACAAAACCGTAGACGAGCGCATATTTGCAAGTCTGCATGACAAACGCGCAATTTCAGATATTGCCTTAGAGGAATTAAAATGAACAACTTAACATGGCGCGACATCTTCTTTAATTTGAATACTTACACAGAAGGTGAATTACAGGGGATGATTGAGTCAGAGCGTCACGGTAAACGTAGACGCTCTATTTTGGTACGTTTGCATCAGCGCTACTGCATACTCCGCGCTAACCGTGAGCGTGAAGAAATACTTGCTTAAGAGACTACATCAATAATATCAATAACAGCTTCAACTGGATGTTCTACCACTTCCTCTGCAACCTCAGCCACACTGTCTACAACGTGGCTGACGTGGTCTACTAAGTCTTTAAATGGGTTATTCATCATCGTGTCCTAAAAATAATTCTGCTTCGGCATTTCTGCGTCGCGTTAAGCCGGCTAATTCTTTACCGGCGGCCTTGTTCCATCTTAAAAACTGCTTTGCTACTTCTGCTTTATCATCGCCTGCTTTTAACATCTTAACAAGCGTTGACGAAACTAAATTTCCGCTGCCAATGTTATAGCAGAGGCAAACAAGCGCGTCAAACTGGTTTTGCGTAAGCGGCACACCAATAGCGTTAACCGTATGTTCATACGCGCCTAGCGTATGCGCCAACAACTGCATAGCCGCCGCTTCTGCTGGCAGCGCTTGATTTGCTTTCACTGGACTGCCATCAGCGTAGCGCGTTGAGCCTATGCCAATCGTCCAAACACCTGCTGGGCATTTATAGCTTTGCAGCTTACAGCCTTCAAATTCTTTAATTAGAGCTAGCCCTTTTTCACCTATCTTCATTTCTTTTCCCGTAGTAATAGAATAGTAGTCAGTTTTTGCGTCAGTCTTATCATGTCGTTATCTAGCACCCGCACTTGGTCGATTAGCTCAATTAGCGCGTCTGTGGCTTCTTGCAGGATAGGCTTTACGACGGTGGTTGCCCAAAGCCATACAAAATAGACAATATAACCCATACCGCCAGCAGCGATAATTGGAAATCCATACTGGTTAATATATTTAGCGATTGCATCAGCGTCCATTAATCTTTCCTCTCAACAGGAGGTGGTCTTGGTTTTTCTTGCGGTATGTTAAGCGCCGTTGACGCCAAATCATCAATTTTGGTGATGTCTTGCGACATGGCTGTAACGCGCTTATCAAGTTGCTTGATGATGCCAATTAGGCTTTTAATTTTCTCGAGCACACTATCAAGCAAAAATTTCTGCGTCAGGTAGACAAAATACATTCCGCCAGTCGCCGCCGCGATAGGAAATCCTACGTCCGTGGCAAACTGTAGGAATTCCATTATTTACTCGTCCACCAAGCAATAAAAGAAAATATCGCTCCAACGGTAAATACGATGCCTCCAATAAAGCCTTTGTAGCGCGTTTGCTCGGTTTTCATTTCGTCAAGCGCGGCTATGATAGCGTCTAGCTTTTTCCCTCTGTCTTCAAACACTTCTTCTAGCGCATCAATGCGCTGTTCTACTTTAGCTAATCGGCAGGCTTCGTCAGGCATCTCGACCTCACTTCAAGAATCTAAGTTTATAAAGAACGGTAAAATAGGTTTCCATAATACCATCAATCAAGTTTTGAATTGGCGTGTCATCTTTACCGCAGACTTTATAGCGGTTTTCATCAATCCACGTCACTTGTTTCTTTAAGAAGTCTTCAATATTATCGACATTTTTACTGCCGATAATCTCAAGGTCTTTAAGGAGCTGATAGCTGCCCTGATACGCCTCTGTAATGCCGTCCGCTTGCTCGATAATCTCATGATAAAAGTCGTTAAGCGCCATGTGCGCGGCAAAGCTACGCGTCCGCAAATGCTCACGGTGCGCGACATCTCGTGCAAGGAATAATAAAGAGATGAAATGTTCCATTATTTGTCTATCCGATTAATGTTTTGCCAGTATCCATCATTTCTAGCACTGGCTGATTCAGGGTCGTGTTGCTCACCGTAAATATCCTCAATTGGCTCACCGTCCATATTGCGCAAAGCATAAACACAGTAATAAACCGTACCATCTTCAACTGCTGTGATTTTGTGTTGGTGTTCTTTTCGAATAACAATAAATGTTGGTGCAGTAAATTCTTTAGGCTCATGACCTTCAATTTCAACTGATACCTTGCCCGACACTAGCAGTGTTACATGGTCAAATTTATGCTCATGACCACCGTGTGTTTCACCAGCAAGTTCTAAGACGTTCTGCTTAACCCAGATATTGCCAAAGTAACCTAGCTCAAAAGTTTTCATGGTAATTGCACCACAGGCGTTTGCTCTTTCCAAGACACAGTTGGTTCATCCCAGTAATACTGCTTATCATCTTGTGGATAAGGCGTAGGGGGCTGCCATGACATAGTATCAATATCACCAACCCATGATGGATAAGGCTTTCTTGCTTGATGCTCTGCTTGTTTATCTGCATCAAATTCTGCTTGTGATAGCACTTTTAAAACGCCAGTTAGAGAAGTGTCTGCATCATCATCACACGTTCCATAAAGCAATGGCGCGGCGCTTAGTGAACCATCCGCATTTGATGCAATTGGAAAATCCGATTCATTTTGAAAGATAAACTGAAATCCCTTTACATTTGGGATTGCCGGCCCTGTTCGCATTGGTGCTTGCGTACAAAGAATATTCGTGTCTGCGTCAATGTTTGTTATTTGTATGTACATGATTTTATCCTATTATATTATTTAACGCTGTTACACAGCGATTCTCCGAACAGCTCTGACGTAGGAAATGCCTTCCTTATTGGCGTTGTTCTGACTTCCACCGCTGAAGTCCTGCCTCCATGCGTCGTAAGCATTGAACTCAGTAGAAGACCAATAGCTTTGAGAGACAAACGCATTCGTTTCACCAGTTCTAAAGCCAATACCCGCACTTGTTTGAGCTGGTGAACCTGTAGTGTAATTAGTGCTAATCGGCTCTGGTGATACCGCATTAGCATTTGAACCCATTGAAGTATTGTTAGCGGAAGTAGTCGGTTTTAAGAAATAATACAGCACTTCTAGCTCGTTTTTAGCAGGTAAATACCAATCGCTATAACCTCCAATTGTTAACGCCTCGCAGAAAGAAGCTGCTTGATATGATAAAGTGGCTTCAACAGCAGAATTAGTAGGACCATCTATTACTGATGTCTGCCCAGTTGAAATTCCATAAACACCCCATGTTCTACTTGAGTTTTCGCCCGATGCTTTAGGTGCAACGATTAAACAATATTGCGTACCAGAAACGTTAATCTTACCAGCGTAAAATCCGCCACCGTATGCTTGTCCAATAGTAGTCGGGAGCGCAGGTGCAAAACTACTCCCAAGCACAGCTTGCATAATCCCACTCATGACACGTTCCCTGTCACCACGCAAACTGTTGCGCTTACAAATAGAATAGTAGCAATACCGCGAGTAGCTAAAGTAATAGACGTTTTAACAGTATTTGTTCCCGCAATATAAGCTGTAGGTGCGCTAGTTGTGATAGTGATATTACCCGTTGTATTGTTATAAACAGAAATAGCATCTCCGTTAGCAAAAGTAGAAGTTGGCACAACAATAGAGCCGCTTGTTCCAACACCCACATATTTACCCACATCTCCAGTAACTAAAGTGTATGCAGTTGTTTTATCTGAACCTGTTTGCGGAATGTTCTTATACCCAACGCCATTTGTACCATCAACCGTACAAGATGATAAATTACCGCTAGAAGGTGTGCCAAGCACAGGTGTGACAAGTGTAGGTGAAGTTGCAAATACCGCTGCGCCACTTCCTGTTTCATCCGTTAACGCAGCTGCTAAGTTAGCACTTGAGGGTGTTGCAAGAAACGTCGCTACGTTTGTACCTAATGAAGCAGTAAGCACCACCTGCTCATAGCGCACACTGTCCCCCGCAGACGTGCCAGCGGCAAGCCCTGTGAGTTTCTTAGCGTTCATTGGCAAGTTAGCCGATGGCGTAGACTGACCGTCACGAGTGATACAGTTTGTCAACGCCGTTGCAATGTCACTGTTGGTTGTGTTAGTTGTTGATGATGAAATCGTTGTGCCGGTAACAACGGGGTTGCCAGCCGGTAAGCTGTATGTTCCTGAACCGTTAAAAGCCATTATTTTTCTCCTTTATATGATGTGCGTGATTGCAATGCAGATAAGCCTTGATTTGCTAATCCGCCTGCGGCAAGTCGCCCTGCCGTTGTATTTAATGGCGATGCTGCGGCAGCTTCACTGCGAGCTTGCGCCCGTTCTATCGCGTTAGCAAATGCTTCGGACGATAGTAATTCTTTAGATAGTTTATCAGCAATCGTGCTATCTGCAAACTTAACGCCTGTACTATGAATCAACTTAGCAAGCACTACGGCACGAGTTAAGCCAAACGGCATATGCGGCGTAGACTCAGTGGCTAATTTAGTGGCGTTTTCGCCTGCTTTAGACCCTTCTAAAGCTAACGCATCAAACTTCTTCTGGTCGTTAATGGTTGCCATTATATCCTCAACAGCGCGTTTTAGCTGAGGTTTATCAGCAGTCAATTTATCTAGCTCCACAGCAGTGTCATAGGGGTGCTTAGGTGCTTCTTTTTTAACCGTATCAAGCAACGATTGAACGTGCGCGGTTTCTTTAAAGTCTGCTAACTTAGCCGCGCCTTCTTCTTTACCGTAAGTCGCTTTTAGGGCTACTGCAATTCGCGAGTTATCAAGTGCCTTAGCTGTCTTAGCGCCTGCATTTTCAACGCCTGCCGTAATAGGCTCGAACGCATTATTAATAACTTGTTTTGCTAATTCAGGTTTAGCTTCAGGCGACATTTTGTGCAGTATGCGCCCCATCAAGCGAGCGTCGCCACTAACGGCTATTTTAGCTAAATTTTCAGGGTCAGTTGCGCCGCTCAAATCTTTAGCTGATTTACTAATAATGCGTTGTTGGTTAGCTACCGATTCGTCCACTACTTTAGGGATTGCTTTAATCTGCTCACCAAGCGCCGCTTGTTTAGCTTCAATAGGTTCAAAGTTACGCACAATTTCACTTAACCGGTTTTGAATTCCCGCGCCAGTAGAGTCAAGCGTTTTTAGCGCTTCTCGGTTATCTTTTAAAAATTTATCTGCGGATTTGCCACCTTGCACAACTTCATCATTAAATTTACCTTCAACGCCTGTTTTAATAGCTTGTAGTGCTTCAGTGTCATTTCCAAATGCGCGAATAAAATCCGCAGCATGGTCAGGATGTAAAAATTTATCCGCTACTTCAGAAGGGTTAATTTGCGGTCTATAGGTATTAGTTTGGCGAGTAAGTTTATCTACTGTACCCTCCATGTAAGGCTCCGCTACCGTAGACCTAAAAAGTTTGTTAGCTTCATCAAAAACTGCTCTAGCTTTAGTAGGCGCATTTTGGGCAATAGAATCGTCAATCCCTTGTTTTAATATTTTTAAATTTCGTATCTTTAACCCTGATTCAGGGACACCTTCAAACTCTCTAAGGTCTATAAGAATTTCACTCCGCAATGCTTTAAGAGATTCTAAAGTTGCCATTGGAGGTAGACCTTCAGAAGACGGCTTAAGCGGTTTTCCATTTGCGCCTAATAGAACAGGCCCTTCATCGGCTTGCTGTTTAAATACTTTAAGCGCGGTGTGAGTAAACGGCGCAGACTCTTTATTTATCGCCGTTGAAATGTTTTCTGATAATTCTGTCGCTTTATCAATTAACGGTTTAATGCTAAAAGGCTGCGGCGCAAGCTCAAAAGATTGCTTATATAAAGGGCTGACTAGCTTAGCCGCTTGGTCTTGAAGCTCTATTTTACGCGCTATTACAGTCTGCCCAATTTCACGTTGCTCTGGTTGCGCGACTGTACTAGCCACCTGCTGCTTGGCTTCATTAAGCCCTGCTTGCTCTGTTTCAGCTTGACGCAATAGCTCTGCTGTACGCGCGGCTTTAGTATTTTCAAGCGTTTTACTTTGCGCCGCCAATCCGCTTTGCACATTTTGATACGGTGCGGCGGCGCTTACGCCACTAACAGGTATTTCACCTTGATGAAGTTCAGCTAATCTATCTTGCGCTTGATTAACTCGCGCGTCTAAAGAAGCCGCTTCTGCGCCAAGTTTATCGCGCCAGTCGTCAGGGTAGCTTTTTTGTGATGATTTAATCGCCGCTGCAAGCTCAGACGATTTTATTTCTGTTGCAAGTTGTTCAGGTGTTGTGCCAGCACGTAACTTTTCGGCTGCTTCAGCCGCATTAGAACCTTTAAGGCTGTCTAAAATCTTAGTATCAAGAATTTTTTGACGCCCTTTTTCGAACAACGGCGCAAGCACTTTAGCCGCCCCAACTGCCATAGGAACGCCCACACCGGATAATGCGCCTGCTGCTGCCCCCATACCTGCGTTAACGCCCGCGCTACTATTAGGGTCAATTAGCTTTCCTGCAACGCTATTTGCTACCGCGCCAGACGCTATTTTAGCAGGGATGTCTTTTAGGTATCCTACAGATTCTTTA